TTTTCTGCTACTTGCATACGCCTAACAGCAAGAGTTTCATTTACTAAATCATCAGTAGTCTTTGTCATAACTTCTTCATCGGTAAAAATGTCCATACCATGATTCCATTCATTGACTCTTATGTATTCTTTAATCCAACCTGTAGGTATTCCGTACTTTCTAGCCAAATCTGTTGCAGACAAACCATTACCGTCATCTGAATAATCTTTTTTCATGTTTCTATGTTTTTCACCATCAATAGCAACCATTTCACCACCTAGTGCATCTAACACCGTCAAATAAGTGTCATTTGCTTTATCATAGTAAACTCTTATTTTATTTACAGATAATTCCGGTGTTCCGGCTTCTCTATAATCATTTCCTTGTTTGACCCACCGTTGTATTCTACATCTCCAACTGTTTATCGAGCATTGTGGCTCAACTTCGTGCAAAAACCGAGCAAAATCGGAATTATTCCTAAAAGTCCTATCATTGGCGTATTTTTCTATGAGGTCGTAGCCCCCTTGATACCTTCCCATTGTACTGTCCTGCTCATATCGTCTTATAATACTTATTTATTTTGTTCTTTTAGTGTTTAACAAAATTAAAAAAACGCTTTACTAAAAGCCTATGTTTGAATTAATTTATTCTTTCTTTAGTATGGGTAGGCGGCGGCCCTGTCTATCTATTACTCTTTTAGTTATTAACTTCATCCATACTATAGAAGAAATAAAATAAATAGAAAGAATTAGCGCAGTACAGCGTTTTATTAATTTTGTAATATATCGAAAAAATAAAAAAAATTAAGAAAAACATCAAAAAGTGTTATAAAACGACCTAATCCTCGTAATTATATGGCCGAGCGAAGTTTGTGGCAAAGATTAACCGGAAGTGTAGAAAAACCTGTAGAACCGAAGAGAATAGCGTTATCTAGTAACGAAAAGTTTTCAGCAATTGCGGGAATACCGGATATTGTTAGAGATACCGAAAAATTAAGACAAGATAGTAAGTTTGACAATGAGTTTGATTTGTATGACCTTATGTTGAAGTTAGACCCAGAATTAAATGGTGCGGTTCGTGCTGTATCACTTACGGCTAACAATTATGAAATTAATTATTCTAAAGGTAAAAATGCACAGATACGAAACGCCATACAGAGTCTTGTAGAAGATACTCTTGACTTTGACGACATTATGATTAACTCTATGCGTAATATGATGGTTTATGGTAATGACATTAACAAAATAGTAGGTAAACAAGGTATAGGGGTCACAGGCCTACAAAGCCTTCCTATCAAACAAATAACTATTGTTGATGAAAGAGGCGGTGTAGGTTCTTACTTCGTTGCTGATGAAGATAACCCTATAATTAACCCAAGAACATATATCATGCGGGAAACATCCCCGTACGAAGTTGCTATTTCCGCAAAAGAAATATTACACATAAAGGTTGATTTCCGTTCTAATTGGTTTACAGATAACAAAGGTAGAAAGACTTATGGTATATGGGGTGCATCACGTTTCTCGGCACTAAAGCAAGCAATACGCATGAAATACAACAGTATGAATAATCGTATTTCGTTGGAAGATGCTATGACAAAACAATACATTACTATTGACAAATCTGCTATTGAACATATACAAGACCCTGTTGAACAATCACAAAGGTTGTCATTTATTATGGATGAGGTAATTAGTTTATTCTCCGGTCTAAGGGGCGACCAAATACCTGTACTGCCGCATTACGTTAATTTACACCACGTTGATTTAGGTAACACAATGCCTAATAGTGCTGATTTCTTAGATAGCATTAATGCTGATATTGCAGCCGTACTACAAGTACCGAGAGTAGCAGCAGGTCAAGAACGTGGTTCTACATTCGCAGCAACATTCAATGCAAACCTTTGGGCCGTACAAGCAATATCCCGTATGCACAAAATACTAGCGGAATCTGCTATGCAATTATTTATGATGCACCTAGATTTACTAGGTATAACATATAGGCGACAAGATTTGCCTACCATTAAGTTTGACGCTATGGATATGGAGTCTCCACTAAATGTTATGCAAAGAGTAACTATGGGTTACGATGGTGGGCTACTTACGCTTAACCAATCTCTTGATATTCTAAACTTACCGGAAATAGGCAAAGAAGGTGATGAAAGAAAAGAGGTCGAACAACCTGCGGATATAGGAAGTTTACCTAGAGAGAATGAACAAGAAAGCACACCTAGTGAGGAAGATATATGATACCGGAATTACAATTTGCGGTATATAGCCTTGTTTTAGCGGGTTTAGGTGGTGTTACAGCAATAATACTTAAAAGACACCCCGAACAACGAAAAGACATGAGTAGCCCAAAAATGTCAAATCCCAACGAAACACTTATGCTAACTTTTGGTATGGGTGTTGTTATGGCGTGGGTTATAATCGCTGCGGCTGCTTCTTATTACAGCGTTGTAGAACAAAGGGATATATCGGATTCACAACTTACAGTTATTGGTCTATTAGGTGGTCCTGCACTTCTTATTATAACAAGTGTACTAGATTTATTTAAGGGTAAAGAAAGTGCTAAAATTGCAGTATTGCCTGACAGACTAAACGCTGACGTAGAATCTACTAACGCATCTAAAAACCATACTCGTAAACTAGAAGAATTAAAACTACAGCACGATTTGGATATGGAAGCCATGCAACAAAAACATACTTTAGATATGGAAGCATTTCAAATTACTAAAGCCCCTAAAACTAAATAATCATAAAACACTAGGATAACCTAGTGTTATGACACTTAACGAAGTTTGTTGCATCTTATTATTTATCGCTATTGCTTTTATGGCCCTTGACACGGAAAAGTGGGGCTAATGCACAAAGACGAAGTAATAGAAAAGGTTATCGCTATATGTATGATGTGTATTTTTCTTGTGCCTTTTGCTGCACCTGCGTATGAAACAAGCCCTTTCTATGACCCCAATATGATTTCCTGTAGTAGTATTACCGGAGAAATAGTGGAAAAAGAACCATTCTATATTATTGTAAGAGTAGAAGATAACTACACTTATGTTAGTGAGGACTTTAAAGTATATGTAAGTCCCAAAGCATACGTTAATTATAGTATAGGTGATAACCACATAGAACCGATATGTACTTTATCTGATTACTCATTGTATAAAGATTTGATAGAAAGCCTAAAACAATCCGGCATACTAGAATAGATTAATAAGACAAACCTTAAATTGAAAAACCATGTCGTGTGGATGCGGTTGTAGTGGCGAAGTAGTAGCATACGAAGAATGGGATGAAGAAGATGTTTCAGCAGCCGAGTATCAAGGCCGTACTGTAAGTCTCAATAAACCCTTTAGAACAAAGGGTGGGCCTAAAAAGTTTGCAGTATATACTAAAAATGGTAGCGGCACAGTAGTTATCGTAAGATTTGGCGACCCTAACATGGAAATCAAAAGAGATGACCCCGCTAGAAGAAAATCGTTTCGTGCTAGACATAACTGTAAAACACCCGGCCCAAAATGGAAGGCTAGGTATTGGTCTTGTAGACAATGGCGAGGCGGAACAAAAGTAGAAGCAGAAGATGGTACACCATGTGGATGTGGGTGTAATGATGAGGATGTTGAGGCTAAAAGTGCTGATGACCCATGCACATCAGGCTACGAACAATACGGTATGAAAATGAAAAATGGTCGTAAAGTCCCTAACTGCATTCCTATTAAGAAAAAGGCTGACGAAGTAGAAGCGGCAGAACCTACACCTAACGATACAGAATCACACGATGAATACATGACACGATGCCAAAAAGCAGGTTATTCTAAAGAAGAGTGTATGAAAGCACACGAAGGACATACTTTTGAGGAAGAAGCAAGTTATGACGATGAAGAAAAGAAAAAATACGCAAGCATTCAAGAATGCGACAAATGTTCTACGCCTGAAGATTGTATAGAAAAAGGCTGTTCTAATACGGTAGAAGCATCTACTTGTGGTTTAGATGAAGAATTAATTAATGGTATATGCCAAAAAGTAGCAGTTACTTTAGATTTAGATTTTGATGAAGTAGAAGCAATAGTAGAAGCATCTACAGGAAATACTGTTATAGAAATAAGAGGCGTAGCATTCCACGAAGGAATGAATAAAAACAAATGGGCCTTAACAGAAGAAGGCGCAAAGTTAGTAGCAGAACAAATGAAAGGTGCGGATTTAACATTAAATCATCCCGAAGCAAGTGAACACGGTAGCGGCTTTACTAGAAATATGGATGGTGGGGTAGAAGAAGCAGTAGTAGGTTACATCAAAGGCGCAACATTCCATAAAACCGTATCAAGTGGTTATGAAGTTAGATATGTAGCACACGTTGTAAGAACAGAATTATTCGATGCTTTAGAGTCCGGCCTATGGTCTAGGGATAACTACGGCGTGTCAATTGGTGGTAGCGGCGTACCTGTTGAGGCTTCCGAAGATGGTATGTTATTTGGTGAAGATTTTAAGTTTGACCACCTTGCTATTGTACATAAACCCGCTTATCAAAGGGCTACAATAGATTCTATACGAAAAATAGAAGCAACGGCAGCAGAAGCAACCTTTATAGGACATTCACAATCTGACTCAAAGCACAACAAGGTGATTAAAATGACCGAAGAAGAAAACACAGTAGATTACGCAGCAGAAATTGAAGCACTTAAGGCTTCCCTCGTTTTAGCCAATTCAAGAGTTGGCGAGTTTGAGGCAAAAGAAGAAGCAAGAGTAGAGGCATCACGTCAAACTCTTGTTGATGAGGCATCAGAATTAGGAATGTCGGGACACGAAGATTTGTCATCCGATACACTAACTTCTCTAATTGCTTCATGGAATGAGGCACACCCGACACCAACAGAAGTAGAAATGTCTCCTGTTGAATCAGTCGAAAAACCTATTGAAGAAGCAATCGCTTCTGAATCAACTAAAAAAGTTGCTAACTACCTAAATGGTAGATTAGTAGAAAATGATGAAGCACTATACGCTAAAGCATGGAATGCTTGGGCCGGTGCATGGAACAAAACACTCGCAGTTGGAGAAGGTACACAAATGGTTGCCCCAACATACGACACAATAAAGGAGATGAGATAAAATGGTAGCATATTCAGGAAATGACCCAGTAAACGTAGTAGACATAGCAGAAACTTTCGCAAGCAAAGGACTTTTAGTTAAGTACGGCGCAGCCGGAATATTAATGACAGCAAGTGTAACAGATACACCAATCGCTTACACAATGGCTGAATCAAGCAGAGATGCAGACCAAGCATTAGAAGCAGCAGGGACAGGAACAGTTTCAGTAGTTTCTCTTGACGGTATTTGCTATCTTAAAGCAGGTGCAGCAACAGCAGCACCTAAGTTTGGAATGTCGGTATATGTTTCACAGACTGCTTCTGATAACGGAACAGTCACAGTAAATGACGCAACCAATTCAGCAGTATTCGTAGGGTACTACTTTGGTGGAGAAGGTGCAATCGCATCGGGAGACTTTATTCCTGTATCTTGTTAGATATAGCAAATAAATTGAGGTGAATAATATGGTAAACAACACATTAGAAGAAATATTAAACGTAGAAGCAGCAACAGGCCCGTTCTCAGTAGGAGATGCGGTTTTAGAACAGACTTTAAGAGATTTCATTCAATTACAGTCTAACACAATCGCAATAGCGACTGATTTGGTAGGTGTAAGAACCGTTCCTTGGTTAGAGTTTAAGTGGTACACCGGAGTAACTGGTACATTCGCTTACCCAATTGATGATGTTTCTCTAGTAGACCCAACAAACATTGGAACAGCAAACTACACAGTTAAACTTGAGAAAGGACAGGGTAGAGTTACTTTCCTAGATGCAGTAAGACTACGTGGCGAATCCTTTGAGAACATTGACAGGCAACAAATGGCTGTTGTAAGAGGTCGTGCAGACCTTATAGACAACCACATCTTGACAAAGTTAATGGCAGGTAACGGACAATCACAAGCAGCAACTTCAACATTCGGTAGTGCATCAGCAGACGAGGAAAAAGACTTGCTAGACGCTATGGACTTAATCTTTGCTAACGCAAAGGTTAGCGGTAACGAGCCAATGGCTCTTGTATTACCTGCTGACAAGAGAAGTGCTATGCTTAACACAACTCTATACGGAAACGTAGTCGAGTCTCTACAACAACACTTGGGTAGAATCGCAAACCTAACAATTTACTACACAAGAGATTTTGGTGCAGGTAGCGCATTGGTAAACGATGGTCTACTACTTATACCGGGCGCAGAAACAGCCGAGTTCTTTTCATACAACGGACCGGGATTCCAAGAGACAGAATTAACACGTCTACCGGGAGTCGGTTTTGATTGGTTACTAACTTCTTACATGGGAAGCGTAATTCACGAAATGCAAGATGGTGCAGCAGCAGGTAAGAACAACCGAATCTGTAAGATTACAGGCGTAAGGGCTTAAGGGGGTTAAAATAAATGCCTATTAACCGTAAGTTACAAAACCTAATGACAGGACTTAACACAAAACAAGTCTCTAATGGTGGTACAGGTGGGTCTATACCTATCCTTTACAAAATAGCAGTAGATGGTGGCGCAACAGAAAGCGTTTCACTAACTGTAGACCGCAACTTAGAGGTTGTTGATGTATGGTGTCATCTTTTAGCAGATGGCGGAGATAACTCTAACAGCCTACAAGTCCTAAATGGTTCAAGTGCTATTACTGATGCCTTTGTTACCGGAACAGCAGGTGACAAAGATGTTGTAAGGTGTGGAGAAATAGATGATTCATACTACAAGATTAGTGCAGGTGGTACTCTTAAGGTCACATCTACATCATCTGATGATACAGCACCGGCAGTCCATGTATTCGTACTTGGATATTCAAACCCTTGAGACTAAAAGGTGAATGAATGAGTGATAAAAAAGTCGCTAAGGCGAAGCCAAAGAAACCTTCTAAGGCTAAATTGGCTTCTGCATTAAAAGAAGCAGGTATTCCTTTGCCCGAAAGTGGTAATATAGAAGATATGCAATTTAGATTAGATAATTATTTGCCCGGACCCGGATGGTTAGTAAGGGCGCATAAGAACGGCGGTAGAAGATACGCTAATCATCCTATGTCTTTGTTAAGTAGAAGTGCAAAGAAGCCTTATTGGATTCCAAATAGCGAAATGGCTCAAAAAATTATTGCTACTAAACTTGTTGTAGTACTAGGCCGAGCAACCAAACCTTCATCAAACAATATAGTGCTTGACGTACCGTTAGATTACAGGGAGAGGTTCGGAGATGGCAGTCACAACGGATAATATTAGAGATTTACTTAATAGACCTAGAGGTCTAAACAATGGTACAATCACAGAATATATTACTATTCGTACAGCAGAAGTAAACAAAAAAGCAAGAGTAGCAGAATACTTTGGTG